TTATTGGGATAGCCGTGCGAATTGGATTAAGTGTGGCTGCATACGACTACAACAAATTAGTCGACGTTCACCACAAAAAATTAGGCATGACATTAGAAGAGGCAGAAGAGTGGGTCCAAGTAAATACTATGGGTGCATACGTTGGCGATGGCACACCGGTGGTCGTATGGGTTCCCGAATAATTCCTGACCTAAACATCAGGCAGGTGTGGAGACGTATCGGACGCGATGGTGATTTCTATCTCGTTATACGTGACCCAGACACACAACGTAAATGGAGCTGCAGTTGTAAAGGCTGGAAGTTCAGACATAACAAGGATCGCAATTTTATGTGCAAACATATCAGAGAAATTAAAACGCAATTAACTAACACCCTATGAGGTAATATGGACCCCCTACTTCTTACCCCCCAACAGGCAGCCAAGTATTTATCGATTGGCAAAACAAAACTGTATGAACTTAAAAGCAAAAATCGAATAAAATATGTGAAGATTGGTAAAAGTTTACGCTTTAGGAAAATTGATTTGGAGGAGTTTATTGATAAACAAATAGCTAAAAGTCTGCGTGAGTTTCAGAGGCGTGAATTTAAATCGCTTTGACCGCGCCCTGCACACATACTGCACACATACCCCTACTTTAAACCAAAACAACCACCTACAAATTAATGTAAGTGGTTGTTTTTTATGGTGCTCCCGACGCGATTCGAACGCGTGACCTATTGATTAGGAATCAATTGCTCTTTATTTTACATCAATCTAAAAAACAATTACTTACGAATTTAATCCTATAATTATAGTATAATTAAATTTTCTCTTGGTTCGGTATGGTTCGCCATTTTGCCCCTAAATGGACTTGTGCTGCACACATTTTGCACACATATTACAAGCCAAGAGGAGCACGGTAAAAGCATAATAAACGGGGGAATATTATGGCTGACATAACAGTAGGTTGTGTTAAAATTGTTTTAGAAGGAAAAAGAAAAACTTATCAAGGAAAATACAGAGACAAATTTAATAACCGAAAAAAGAAAAGTCTAAACACGACCAATCTCAAACAAGCAAAAATCAACGCTGGCATTTTAAGCAACGATGTAATTTCTGGCAAAATGGATGAACTAAATAAAGTATTAAAAAACACAGACATTACGGTAGCCGAAACCATCGAAAGATATTTCGAAGATGAACAGAGCTTAGAAACGTGTTTAAAAAATAAATTAAAATCAGAAAACACAATAAAGGCTGAGAGGTGTTACGCAGCGCATTTTGTGGCTGCTTTAGGCGATACGCCAATATCTCAAATTGAGACTGAAACTCTTACCGATTTTTTTAAAAAACACAGAAAGAAAAAACTAAGAGGAAAGCAGGTAGGCGCAGCTACTCTAAATCGATACAAATCTTTCTTTTCCAACATTTTTACATACGCTGTTAAAAATAATTTTATCCTAAAAAAAGATAACCCTGTTTATGGGTTGGACCATTTAAAAGAAAGTCCCAATATTCCCAACCCACCAAGCCAGGAAGAATTCGACTTTTTTATTAAATATTTACCCGTTCATGTACGTATCATTATATGCCTACTGCGTCATACGGGATTGAGACAATCTGAACTACATTCGTTGGTTTGGCGAAATATAAATTGGATAGACAACATAATTGAAATAGAGGCAACAAATGCAAAGTCCGGTGAGTCTCGTTTTGTGCCAATGTCAAAATATGTAAGAGAAACATTACAGTCATTGCGAGGGGGATCTGCTTACTCAAAAACAGGGCATAAAAAATTAACAATATTTTGGTCGAGCGATGAAGATCCAGAGTCACTAATTATACCCCACATGGATATTCGTAGAACGATTGATAGGGCTATAGCACAAATAACAGCAGACACAAAAAACAGCAAAGAAAATAAATGGAGAATAACAAGAATAACTAAACATATGATGCGCCATATGTGGGCTTCTGATTTAGGTAGGCGCGGAGGCCAAGATAGCGATCTAATGGACATAGGTGGGTGGAAATCTATGGATATGCTTAAACGCTATCGCAAAGGCAGCTCTGAAAAACACCAAAAAACAATAGCACTGTTAGACGACATATCAAACGATGCAACATTTAAAGCTAAAGTGGTTAAGCGTTAGTAGAGGATGGGACACGCCTTATGTCCCACCCTCCACGTAACATCGACAACCCCCCAGGGATCGATGCTACGCTTTTTTTGCGTCAACGTATGCTTGGCCGAGAATATAGGCAGCAGCAACGAGTGCTACGGGATAACTGATCTCAGCAGCTCCCGTTCCAGCTGCAGCACCTACGATAGCTGTAACGCCTAACTTCCTACTGCCTAATTTTTCTGTAATCGTGTTAAGAAATTTCATTGGAATCCCCTTCTTCGGTTTGTGGTTCAATTTCCTCTTTGATGTTTTTAAGAATGGTGATAGCTCCCTGCTGACGCTGTAGTAAATTCTGCAACTCGTTCACTTTGCTTTGAGCCGTTTGCAGCTCGGCAATAGCATCGGTCTGGTTTTCTTCCATTATTGCTATTTTCTCATCTAAGATTTTTACGTCCATTTTTGCCCCTTTTTTTATGTGGGAGGTTTTTGGGGATTGTCTTTTTTTTTATGTCCGTTTGGTCCTTCATCGGCTTTAAAGAAATCTTGTGGGTCTAATTTTGGTAGAGGTCGTTCAATCCGCATCGATGCCAGTGCTCCGTTTTCTACGGCTAATTTTGTGCCTCCAGAAATTCGTCCATCCCGAAAGCTGTAGAGATAAAAAACTGTTTTGTTTAAACCCACTCTTACAATTCGCCCTGGTCTACCATCGACCACTACGATGTCATCCTCATTGTAGTCGTTGCCCATGAATACTTGTAAACCCTCTACTGCATTTTCAATCGCTCCCTTAAACAACAGCAGCACAAATGCCACAATAGCTATCCATGCCCACTCTGCTATAAGTGTTGTGAGTCCACTCTCTGCGCCAAACTGGTGGACCGCGTTAGCAGCGTCAGCTTCCATTTTATTTGTTACCGCTTGTGGCCTTATAAACCTCGGCAAACATGACTGTGATTAGCCACACAATAACCCCATAAACAGCTTCATGCTCCCAAAACGTCTGCCACTTTTTGTCAGCCCCATTACGAGCAAAAGGGAAACCAATAGTGTGCCAAAGTTGATACAATATTGTGACACATATAGCAGCACCTCCAGACCATGCAGCTGCTTTCTTTGATTCATCTGCTGCTTTTTGCCTACGGCTTAACGTCACAATAGATCGCTTGGCAGATTTGAGTTCGCCCTGCAAATCATCGCGGTCACTTTTGTATTCTTTTGCTACGATGTTTTCCGATGAAACCATTTTACGCAGATGGTTAATCTCTTTGACCGCTTCAACATAGAGCCTTCTTTGACGCTCTGCGCTGGGTATCTGTTCCGGAGGTGGATACTGGTTAGGACTCATCAGCTACCTAATGTTGGCCTTGTGTTTGGAAAATCAGAGGTGCTGGGCCAATCGCGTAACTGCTGCCTATAGGTCAGAAACTTGTCTCGCTGCGGATGGTCTGTAAGAGGCAAAATAAAATCTGTTGCTGCCAGTTCTTCATTTCGCCACTCACGATGCCAGCTTTGGATTTCTTGCGATGTGAGTTCGCGTGGCTTAACTAACTCGTAGCTCCCTCCATCAGCTGTAACGTCTTTGCAAAATTGTTCGTCAGCTAAGACTGTATTTGTGCTACCATCAGCGTATGTAATTTTGTATGATGCCATTTTGTTACCCCATAGAAATTGGAAAAATTAAAACTGCGCCTTTACCACCACGCCCCGAATACGCATAATGACCACTGCCCAGATTAATACACGCACCTCCTCCACCACCCAGCGTAGCATCACCTGAGTGTGTATATGTTCGAGCAGGTTCATTAGTGTTAATTCCGTTGCCTCCTAAAAATGGACTCGCTGGTTGCATAGTTTTGTATTCGGTATCTCTCCGATAACCATCGCCCCAATACGTGAATAACTGTGCGCCCGAGGGATAATATGTAGGCTCACTCGCCCACTTCGAAGAGGTTGCGTATCCAGTATTTTTATTATTGGTCATGGAAAACAGATCCGAAAATGGACTCATCGCAATCGGTATGCCCCCTACACTGGTGAGATAGGTATATTGCAGGTCTGTCTCACCGTAGGTTCCTCCACCCTGGCTCCCAAATGGGCTACCTCCATCCGCTACAGAATTCTCCCCATAGTCAGTATTCCCATCATTATCATCATTAGTACCCTCTACAATTCCTGGGTTGCCTGTATCCCACAATCCTACTGCACCTCCACCTGTTGCTTTGTCTGTAGCTGATGCATTCATAGCAGCACCACCTGCATAATTTGCAATATTTCCTGTACTGCCAGCAGCACCACCAGCACCTCCACTGGCACTTGCACTACTAGCCGTTGCACCTGCTGCCCCACCGTTTGCGGTTATACTCAGAGACTCTGCCGTGCAAGCAAAACTACTATTGCCTCCAGCAGCTCCAGCAACGCCATTTCCTGACGCTGTTTTTATAGCTCCTCCATTTCCAATAGTGACTACATACTGACTACTCGCATTCAGCATTATTCGTGATACTGCCGTTGCACCTGCGCCTCCTCCGGTAGCCGAGTAGTCACTCGTGCCTCCTACCGCTGCGCCAGATCCACCACCACCAAAAACCCAAACATACGCCTCGAAAGTCACCGTTGGGGTCCAGTTAGAATCGCTTTTGGCAAACAGGATTCGTGGCAAACCATCCATGCCTGTTTTTTGTCCTAATACTGCCATTGTTTACTTCTCCTTTTTTATAACGATGCCCAACCAATAGTTGAGTCTACATACACCAACTGCACGGCATTATTTTCAAAGATTGTTCCATCTGCTGCAGCACTGTCTATTTTTTCTGAATTGCGTCCAACGGTTACTGTTGCTGCTCCAACATTTTTTATCGTCACTGTATTACCTGCGCTTGGTGAAGATGGCAGAGTGATCGTAAATGCCGTACTTGCGTGGTTACAGATTAGTTGATCTTTTGTAGATGCTGTGTAGTTAGTCGTTTTCACTTCCCAGTCACTGTAAGCTCCACCTCCTCCACCTGCATCGGTCCAGGACAACGTGCCACTACCATTTGTTTTCAATACCTGATTTGCACTACCATCCGATGCTGGTAGTACCCAAGCAGCTGATCCTGATGCAATGGTTAAGTTGGACCCATCTGAGCTTAGATACTCGCCTCCTTCGTCATAGAGGTATAGTCTGCGATTGTCAGCAATACGAGCAACTTCATTACCATCATACTGTTGAAACACTAAGTCCTTCGCGTCTACTAATGGCTTAAAAATCACATCCGATGAACTGTTTGTGATTGACATTAATTCAGTCCCACCATCAGCATAAACGATGCCCTGATCCGCTGTATCCGAGTCGAGTGTTATCTTGTCTACCGTGTCTAATGTTATTGCGCCACTATCACTACTTGCATCTGTGGTAGCTATGCTGTATACCCCTGCTGAACTAACAGCATGAGTAACAAATTCCTGGGCATCGTATTTAAGGATCAATGGTGCAGTTGTGTCTGTTGCGGTAATAGCTCCACTGGCAATCGTGCCTACGCCCGAAATGTTTGAACTGTCGTCTATGGCTACAGAAGAGTTAGCTTGGACAGTAGCTCCAGCCGTGCCGTTAGCTGTTAGAATAATATTGTCTGTTG